CCAGCCCCCCAGAGCACCGTTGAGGAACCCCACCACTACTGTAGTATTCGGTTTCGAGGAGTTTGACCCTTCACCAAACCATAAGTACCCCTGAGTCAACCAATTCCACCTATCGTCCGTTGAACACCCGAACATCAATCATCAAGGAACATCCTATGGCCTTCATCAGATTCCCTCTATCACTCAAGGATCACATCCAAACCTCGATCCAGAGGTATGATCCATCCGTCAAGGTGTCCTTCACAGGATTCATCGACCCAACCACCAACACACCCATGGTTGATATGGAGTATGATCCAACTCAAATCCCAGAGGATCAGGTTCAGGACCTTCAAGACTGGATCAAGAGGGAGGTCAAAGAAGCCGAAGAAATCCAAGTACGGACAATCAACTTCCCATGCCTGCTCAATGAAGATCAACTGAAGGTTGTCATTCACGTCACTAAGGCACTAGGGTACAGTTACCACAAGATCGAGATCAACTCCTATAGCAAACCCTTCACCACACAAGTCACCCTGTTCTGATTGATCATAAGTACACAATGAGCTGCTTACCATCAAGCAGCCAATCGAGGTTTCATCCACCGAACCAGCGTAGCGAATCAGTGGACTACGACACAACAATAGGACACATGACATGAACTCCATCGATCAAGACCTACTGGACCTCCAATCCACCGTCAAGGAACTTCAATCAACCCTTGCTATCCGTGAATTGGAAATCATCAAGCTGAAGGTTGACATGAGCGAGCTTCAAGAAGACATGAATGCCCTCATCCATATGAATGATGAACTGGCACGGTCAGCACTTCAAACGATCAAACGAGTGGAGATCATGTCATGATGAACATCAATCTCACCAAACAAGAACAGGATCGACTTCAGGTCCTTCTTGTTCTTCAATCACACTTCATGGAATCTCTCAAGGAAGCCTACAACGATATCAAGGACATCACTAACCGCCTTGAACAGTGGGAACAGGAGATTCAGACAATCATCGAGGGAAGCAGATGACAGATCGTCTCAAACCAAAGGATGCGCCTAAGACGCTTGACAAGCAGTGGTTCGATGTCATTGTTGCTTCCCTCCCCTCATCAGGTTCCTTCCTATCCATGAAGGAGAAGGAAGGGTCCACAGCCGCATACCTGCTTGGTATCCAACACGCCATCAACGCATTCAGAGTCATTATCAAGGAGTAAGTCACCATGAGCATGTGGAGAATGAGTCGAATCCGTCGTGGCTTCCAGAAGATGGGCGACAAGATCCTAGGCAAGAAGAATGAGAACTATGAAGACCTGAAGGCTGATGCCTTCGAGAAGAGAGCACAGGCCAATGACAAGTTCAATCTTCAGATGCAGGCACTGGGCACCCAATCAGCCCTTGATCAATTCCAAGAGCAACTGAACTCATGGCTTGATCAATCCACCCTTGATGACAAACCACAGGGATCAACACGGGTCACCGACTATACTGGTCTACTTGATGGCGAGAACCCATTCCAATCAAGTGTTGTGAAGACAGGTCGTCAAGCCAACCCGAATCAACCATCCCTTGCCGCCATGCTAGGAACCTTCTATGGGGATATCAATGTGAGCAAGGTGAACTTTGCAGAAGCCAGTAGGCCAAAGCGAACAGACTACCAAACCCTTGTTGAGTATGAACAAGCAGAACGCCTATGGAGGCAGCGCTATGGCCGATAAGCCGTCAATTGAACAAGTAGGAACATTGAAGCAGGAATGGGGTAAGCTTGAAGGGAATAGGAAACAAGCCCTTGAGCGTGCAAGGAAGGTCTCACAATACACCCTTCCATACGTGTGTCCTCCAGCCAATCAGAATCCTGATACGGTCACATCAAGCAGTGGGTTCTCATCCTTCTGCGCACAGGGTGTAACCAACCTGGTCACCAAGCTGAACATTGCACTCTTCAGACCTTCCAAGCCGTTCTTCCGCCTGTCACCAACAGCCAGTGGTCTCCAGAAGATCATTGACAAGCATGGTGAAGAAGCCACATCCATCATTGACAAGATGCTTGCTGAACGTGAAGAAGCATCCATGGAGCAATGGAACAAGAGAGCTGATTCAACAGTCATTCTTGCTATCCTTGAAGGTCTAGCAGTGACAGGGAACGTGATTGTCTTCAAGGATGATGAACACGGTCGTGAGAAGTACCGTGTAATCAACCTTCAGGACTTCGTCATCCAACGATCCCTATCAGGACTGATCACCAAACTCATCATCCGCGATACCGTGACTGTGGGTGAACTGGATCAAGAGACCCTGAAGAAGCTACCCAAGGATATGAAGGAAGACCTATCAATCCCTGTATCACTATTCAGTGGTTGGGTATTCACAGGTGTCAAGGATGGTCTATACACCTACTCAATGACACAGGATGTTGAGGGCATCAACGTATACAAGTCCAAGAAGGATCAGACGGAAGATGAAGTCCCTTGGTTCTTTGTTGGTGGACGGAGAGCACCGAAGGCAACCTATTGCAACCCACTGATCTACCCATCAATCAGTGACATCATTGTCCACCATGAGCTATCAGAAGCCATTGTCAATGGATCAATGGATGCAGCCAACTTCTTCTGGATGGTTGACCCCGATATGGGAGCCCATGTTGAGGATATTGAATCCGCCCAGATGGGTGACGTAGTGAACGGGAAGAATGGTTCAGTTCAAGTGATGTCAACTGGATCGATCAACACAGTCCTATCCCTTCACCAGATGCGTCAGGAACTGGAGAGCAAGCTATCCAAGGCATTCCTTCAGACCATTGACGCCATGCAGGTTAAGTCCAATATCACTGCAACAGAAGTTAGAGCTATTGTTCAGGAACTCGAACGGGTCTATGCAGGGGTCTATGCAGAACTAGCACATAGCCTTCAACTCCCACTAGCCAAACGGCTGATGAGTTCAGCAGGATTCAACCTAGACGGATCAATGGAGTTAACCATCCTGACTGGTATGGATTCCATGTCACGCCAGACAGACCTAGACAACCTGAACGCATGGGCAAGTGCTCTAGCCAATGCAGCACAAGTCAAGTCAATGGTTGATCAACTCCTCCAACCAGAAGGGAAGATGATTGACCTTGAAGAGATCAATAGGATCATCAGTCTAGGTACTGATGCACCTACAGCCGCTATCATTGTGGACGCACCAGCACCACAAGAACCACCAATGCCTGAAGAGGAACAGTATGCAAGTCCAATCCAATCAGCCTGAACAACCTCAAGCTACTCAAGAACAACCTGAAGTGAAGGTCCAAGAGCAACCCAAGGAACCCGTTCAGCAACCACAACAACCCACGCAGTTCACCCACCAGAACCCGATGGTTCGTATGGCTGTCAATACACTGGCTCAATCAGGATTTGACCCTAATGATCCACTAGTCCAAGACGCCATCAATGGGAATACTGCTGGGTTAGCTCGTGTCCTGTATCAACAGGGGATCAAGGGTGGTTGGGATGTCATTGAAGCACTTGATGCAAACCACAAGCAGCAACAGGAGTTCCAAACATTCCAGAAGCAATCCAGTGAGTATGCCCTTCAGGAAGCCATGGGTGGGAAGGATCGTTGGAGTGCTATTCAGGAATGGGCCATGCAGGCGGGCTCGCCAGAAGAGGTTGAACAGGTCAAGCAGGACCTAGCAGCAGGTGGACGGACAGCACTGCGGACAGCACAGTGGCTTGAGACCATGTTCAATGCAGCAGGTGGTCAAGTGAAGGGTGCTGAACCGAAACAGGAACCACAACCAATCAATCCTGCATCCATGCAACCACAACAGGTCAAGACGTATTCACCCAAAGAGTTCCGCAAGGAGCTTCTACGGATTCGGAATACCCAAGGCCAAGCAGCAGCAGAAGCCTTCTTCCTGCAGCACAATCCAAATTGATCATAAGTACCAACGTGGGGTTGACAATCTGTTGACCCCTCTTGTCAATTCTCAATACAACCAATTGGAAGAGAGAAACACATGTCATACAAAGACTACACCACTGTTCCTTCAACCCGTGGTGCTCTAGCCGCTGATTCCATCACTGATACCAAGCGTACCGAACTGGCCCGCGCACAAATCCTAGCTGCTGTTGAACAGGATATCGAAGCCAACAGTATTCTGGCTGGCAAGGTCAACTCCCAGAAGGTGATTGGCAGCAACCGCGTTCAATCCTTCAAGGTTGATGGTGGTAAGGTAGAAGGACACAACTCCACGACTGGTAAGTTTGTCCAAGGTTCCGCTATCACTGTTGACGATACGCTTGCCAAGATCGATCAGATCAGTATCCTGCGTACTTCGGTTCCATTCCTAGACGGCAAGCAATCACCCTTCGCTCATGAAGCTGTCATCAGTGAGCGCATTCAGGGTCTGATGGGCGCTTACATCGATGAAGTGTATGCCCTACACGCCGCCAAGGTTGCCACTGGTGATGGTCTGAAGGAGACACTGACTGGTGCCGCTACCAAAGAGAACCTACTGGAAGCCATCAATAGCGCCTCTGGTCGGATTTGGGAAGCCTCCCGCCGCAACGTTGCTGGTGCCACTGTCCTACTGTCGCCCCGTAACTTCACCATGCTGCGTATGAATGAGCAGGTGATTAATCGGGAATATGTCCTAGCCGACGGTACCCCTGCTGCCATGGACTACCTGAAGCTGTTTGGTATGGACGTATTCGGTATGAGCAACTTCGCTGCCGTTGCCCAGAACCTAACCAACCACAACGTTGCCGAACTGAACGGTGACTATAGCAAGGTCCTAGCGATCATTGTTCCGAAGGATGCCATCCTGTCTGGTGACCATGGTGAACCTGAAGTCCATATCTGGGATGACCAAGAGAAGCTGGTGACGTTCTATGACGTTCGCTATGCCTTCGGCGCTGGTATCAAGAACAAGAACCGCGTGGCCGTTGTCCTAGCCAAGTGATAGGTTGAAGTAGTAAGCCCAGAGGGGTCTAGCCTAAGTACGGGTTAGGCCCCTTTGTCGTTTGTGCGTATCCCAAGGAGGAGAACGAACCCATGCGCCAATCAATCAATGATGTCTTCAACACCACCCTAGCAGCCAAGGGAGAGCAAGCGGCAACAGAACAAGAGATGCGAGATCACAGTTCCTTCCCCTCATTCATGATTGCCCTTGAGGATGCAAAGGCAGAACTCCTATCCAAAGGATGGTGGTTCAACACCACGGTCTATGAACTAGTCCCCGACATTCATGGAATGATCACCAAGCCAGACAATGTCCTAGTGGCCAATCCTATTCCATCCTCAACCAATCAAGTCTTCATTGGCAATACCCTGATCAACAACCTATCGGGTGAACCTGTTGACAAACCAACAAGGGTAGAGTGCTTCCTTGATCTTCCCATTGATCATCTTCCACCTTCAGCCTATGCAGTAGTCAAGTACACAACTGCTATCGTATCAGTAGGGAACCTATTGTCCTCAGGTGACTTGACGATCTACCTTGACAGACTGAAGAGAGCAGAAGCAACCCTGTATGCGGAGAACACCCGTCAACGGGGTTCCAATAGACTTCAGTCAAATCCACGTATCCGAAACCTGTACAGGAGCGTATTCTGATATGAGCATCCATAGCGGCATAATCCACAATCCAACAGTGGGAATTGTCCAAGGTGACGACTACCCTATTGGTGCAGTATCAGAAGCGAGGAACATGGTTGTCTCTGGGACTGAACTTGTTCAACGAGAACCTTCAGTGTACTTTGAGAGTACTCAAGGCAAGGGGTACATTGGATACGTTGATCCGAACAAGGCGCCACTACTCCACACCATCACCAATGGGAAGGTTGAGACCTATGGAGCGAATCCATCACCTGTAGTAGTCCATACACCAATCCAGGGTCTGTATGTCCGCGATGGCAATGAGTATTGCATCACCTATCAACCCAACAGACCTAATCAGATTGGAATCCTAACTCCACTTGAACAACAAGTAGACCGATCAACTACTTGGCTTCAAGTCCGTGAGACACCACCTTCTGGGGCGTATACACTGGAGATTGAAGCAGCAGTGGGAGACCTTCGTCGTAAGTACACAATCAATCTTGAGATCAATGGTCCAGACACCATCACTGCACCTGTTGTTTCAATGGCAGATGTCCCTAAGACCATTGGTGAAGGTGAGAACAAGAGAGCCAACCCAGAGTATGAAGCAATCTGGCTTGAGAGGAATGCACTGCGGGATGCTGAACTTGCAGTGAAGAGAGCTGCTGCACAGAAGTCAATCTCACATGAAGCTCTAGCAGCATTGATCTGTGGAAAGATCGCAGACAGTGGGTACAAGAATGACCCAGTGACACAATTGGCTCAACCATACGTGAACTTCAATGGCAACATTGTTCACCTGAACCTCAAGTGGAATGGCGGTATTCCTTCAGTCCGATTCATCAAAGCCCCATACTGGTGTGATGTCCTGAACAGTGGTGAAGGATCAAAGAACAATCTTCCACAGACAGGACTTGAGGGCTTTGAGTATGAAGTAGGGGGTGGTCTTCGGTATCGGTATAAGAATGCTTCAGGCTGGGAGGAAACCCCTGGTACCCGTCTCAAGAATACTGTTCGTCGGGTCAATATGCTCACCAGTGTCGAGGAAGACCTATTGTTCAACCTTGATCCATTCGAGAAGAATCAATACCTTGCCATTGACAAGCATGCTACCCTAGTAGGACTGAACAAGAGGAACATGATTCATAGCAAGATCGGTGGTGTGTTTGTCTCAACCACAACCAATCCACTGCTATACGGTCCAGTCTCCAAGAACACCAGATCCAAAGCAGATGGAATCATCGTGTCTGGTGTTAGTAAGCATGCTTGGCTTGATGATGATGGGGTCTTAATCTCCACAGGATCAGGTTCCAAGTTCTATGAGTTCGGAAGTGACAAGATCGAAACCATTGCCACTGGTGATGTTGATATGGGATTCAGATTGAATGGAACGTTCTTCATCATCCGTGAGAATCATCTGGAGGAGTACCAGAAGGGGTCTTCACAGGAATGGGAGAAGACTGGTTCAATGATACTACCCAACGCACCAAACAAGGTCTTCAGGGTTGTCAATGGTGTCCTATTGGTCGATGGTTCTGCATACCTCTTCACTGGGAAGGTACTGACTGGTCCAATGACTTTCAGGAATGTTGATGTCTCCAATCTACGTCAATGTCATGATGTTGGGGTATCAACACCATTCCAATCACCCAACACCGAGGGATCAATGGTATGGGGTATGCTGGGATACTCTCCATATGACAATGGTGTTGTGTTTGGTGATGTTGTTCAACCCATTGGTGGACCTCAACCACAGACAGCCAATGATGTTGACTACACCGTAACCAAAGGACCGAACAAGCTGTTCGTCGGGACCAGGACCGTTGGCCTATACACCATTGATACCAGAGTAGTCTTCAGACCACCTCTACTAGGGAAGGTATTCTCACCCACAAGCAAGCATGTTGTTCAACAATGGAGTGTGAACTATGCCCCTGATGGTGGAGTGACAATTGGATCGATGGTCAGGGGTCAAGTACGGAATCAACGTTCATTCACTCAACCGCACATCCAAGTCACACATGGGATAGGTGTTTCCTATGAGAACCTTCAGGGAATTGTCCTTACCCAACCCAAGACGCAAGGTGAACCTAAGCCCTTCAGTGTCGGACCACAATCCATCAAGGTACAGGTGAACAACAATTCTTCCTTCAGTCAATGGAGTCAACAATGAGTTTCTTCAAACCAATCCTGAATTTCATAGCACCTTCATTGAATGCAAGGGAGAATGCCAAGACGGCCAACAAGGCTTCTGAACTGGCTGCGGACATTCAGCGGGAGAAACAGCTTCAGGAAGTAGAAGTCACCCGATCCAATGCTGCATTGAACTCCATTGCATCCGAGGCACGTTCCAAGGAGCTATACCGTCAACAACAACAGGCCATCAATCGCATCCAACGGAATGAGATTCTGGAGGCCAATAAGGATCGTTCGGACTATGATCATGCTATCCAGAACGCATTCCTTCAAGGCGCCGACTTAACCACCCTATCATCAGCTGGGTATCTTCGGTATCAATTGGCCAACATCCAAGCCTCTGAAGGGAACAATCCCTATGATGCACAAGAGGCTATCAGTGCAGTCAAGCGGGCCTCTACATCCCAGAACCAGCAGATGAAGGCAAAGCTGATTGATGTGAACTATGGGTCTGTCAAGGGTGAGAAGATGAAGACGGGTAGTGCTCTGGAAGCCCTAGGGATGGATGTTGGTCGAGGGGTTGCTGCCTACTACACCAATGGTCAATCCCTTCAGTATGATGGTGTCCTAGGATTCAATCAGAAGAATGCACAAGCCAATTCCCTCTTCAGCCAAGCCAAGAACTCCATCAATAGTAGTAAGTCTGGATACCTTGTTGACAACAGTGCAGACTTCAGTAGTGCATTCAATGCTGCCTTGAATCTCTACTTCTCCAAGAAGGAATCGGACAAACGGAAGGAGATGGGTAAGCAGTGGGAGAAACAGACCTCTGTTGAACAAGATTCATCCAAGACACTCAAACGCAAATCCAAGTGAGGATATGAAGATGGTAGACGTAACTCGGGGTACTCTACTCCAACAATCACAGAATACAGTCATCGGTTCAGTTCAGGAAGAACGGGAACTATCTTCACTGGAGAAGATGTTCGATGTGGCTAACAAGTATGCCTACAATCAACACAGGCAGGAGAGGGAAGCAACAGCAGCACTAGAGGGCATGCAGATGGCTGCAGCAGGTGAGACTCTCTCCAACATCAAGGCAGGGACACCATTGGCCGATACCTTGATGAACATTGATGCAAGGGCCAAGCAAGCAGAGGCCTACTACTCAAAGATCAAGGCTGCTGAGATCACATCAACCGTATGGCAAGAGAACGCAGAAGCTCTTGCAGACAAGACCCCTCAAGAGGCCACCACACTGGTCTATCAGCTTGTCCGTGAGAAGGCCCAGAAGGTAGCAGGAGATGACAATGAGACCTTGAATACCATCATGGCGGCCGCTACCCCAACAATCTCCCAGATGTATGGTGCACAGGCAACTGCATACGCTCAACGGGTCCAGAAGAAGTACAATGAAGCCCAGCAAGCCGATATTGTCCAGAACCTTCGTGGGCGGTCTGTTGCCCTTGAGAATCTCAAGAAGGACCCGAACAACCCTGCTGCAATTGCCGCCGCCAAGAAGGCCAATGAGAACCTCATGATGACCCTTGTTCCTGATCCAAACATCCCTAATAAGGTCTGGCAGGAGAACGTCAAGGTTGCAATGGGACACTTTGCTACTGTTGCAGGGACAACCAATCCTGATGGTTCATACAACGGCATCCGTGAGTTCAATGACTTCATGGATTCGCCTACCTTCAAGGCCCTTCCTGTGTCTCAACAGGATGAGTACCAGAAGATGCGGGATCATGCGGAGAGGGCCGTCATCCAGAACCTTCCACCTGAGATGGCCGAGGCTGAGATCAGACTGAGAGCACAGGCACAGGAAGGTGGGAAGGAGAGTGCTGAACAATACAACAAGCGCCTTCTTGAGTATGATCAATACGTCAGACAAGCAATGGGTCTGCGCAACAATGGACCGATCAATCAGGATCAACGTCAGACACTTGTCATCCACAAGCAGCATGCCTTGAGGAGTGAACAGGAGCAGATCGAGAATCGACGACTTGCAGAACGAATGGCTGCAACAAGGAATCAGCCTGATGCTACACGATTCCAGAATATCCTAGAGAAGCCTGAAGCAGTCCTTGCTAGTGGGATTGAGGACGGGGAATCAGCACAGAAGCTGTTGATTGAGAGTGGAGTTACACCGAACTTTGTTGATCCTGACAACCCATCCTTCAATGTCACAATGAGAACCCAGGCTGCTGTTGTGGATGCTCTTCCAATGGGCAATAGACAGTTTGCCTCATTGACTGAAGCTGTTCGGAGACCAGACATTGGCCCACAACACAAGGAGGACATGACGAGGAAGCTTGCACGTTCAGCAGAGAAGATCACTGAGATTCATGGTCCTGAGAAGGCGGCAAGGATCATTGGTGATGACTATGGTGTACTCATGGGGGCTTTGGATGATATCAAGGCAGGGAACATTGCTTCTGCCACTTGGAAGATATCCAATCCGAAACCTGTTGAACAGAACGAGAAGAACAACAAGCGATGGGCAATGTCAACAGAGAATGCTCGCCAGAACTGGATTGCAAACAAGTTCGGTTTGTCTCGTGCAAAATACTCAAGTGGCCAATTGGATTCCATCCGTCCACAGATTGAAGCAAGGATTCATCAAGTCCACAGAGACTTCAGGTATGAGGACAATGAAGAAGGATGGGGTCGTGCTTTTGATCATGTGATGGGTGACAATGCACCCGCCTTTGGGATTGACAATTCAGTCATCATCGGCAAGAGTCTTCACATGAAGGCCATCAAGCAATACCACGAGAAACAACAAGCAGCCATCAAGAAGGGTGATACATTTCATACACCCAAGGATGACACCCTACTGCAAGAGACTGTTGCGGAGGTTGTCCTCGCCAAAGCCAAACACGGGTGGAATGGTGCCGAGAAGATTGCCGATGGCCAGAAGATCGTCAAGACGACCTGGTTCCCACAGATTGATGCAAGGACCAAGGAGATCTTCTGGGGTGTTGATATCCTGTTGGGGAATGGGAAGCACAAGCAACTCAACGTGACCCAAGACGAGATGGCTGAGTATGAACACATTAAACACAATACACCAAACTGGAGGCTCCATAAGGTCGATACCAATCAAGAGAAAGACCTAGGATACTCAATCTTCAACTGAGAAGGAAGTGAACCATGAATGAACTGGAACGGATCATCCAATCAGGCAATACTAACACTCAACGGAATGAACGAGGATATGACTACCATGATGTGACACCGAAGAAGGTCAGTGTAGGGATTGATCAGTTCTGGGGACGTGGGAATGAAGGGTCTGTAGAAGGGGGTGTCTCTGGACGGAAGGAGAAGCCCATACTACAACCCTTCACTGTGAATGAACTTGACCATGAGAGTGAGAGGGCTGGACAGGTTGAAGACTTCAAGGTATCTTCTGAATCCTTCAAGGCCGATGAACAGATCAATGCTTTAACCTCATTCCTTGCAGGCGTCAAGACAGGGGTTGAAGGATCATTCCTTGGTTCTGCTTCACGGGCTATTGGTGATTCGGTCGTCTACCTGTATGACAAGTTCAATGGGAAGGTTGATGACGACTTCGTCCCTTCATTCGATCAACTGAAGGGATTCGGTGCCGATGAACAAGAAGACCTGATGAAGTCTCATTCACTTGAGAACTTCAACGAGAGGGTCACACGGATTCTCGACCGTAGACACTATCAAGGTCTGTCTTCCCAGCAGTCTCAAGGATGGGAACTCTTCTCGGGTCTTGTTGGTGGTTTGGTTGATGCTGGACCACTTGGGAAGGCCGCAGGATTCACTTCCCGTGCTCTTCATGGTGCAGGTCCCCTTGTCCGCTATGCAGCTTCATCCACAGTCCCAGGTCTAGCAGCCAATACCGCACAAGCAGTCTATGATCCATACACTCATCCAAGCCAGATCGTCCAAGGCATGATCCTTGATGCTCTTCCTGTCATGGCTTCACCTGTCCTATCCAAAGGACGTGGATATCTTGACAAGAACCTGAACAAGGCCCTTGAGGAGCTATCAAAGCCCGATGACCTGAAGACGATGGATACCCCAAGACAGGCCGTCAATGGTTGGGTTCATATCGGTGACACAGTGAAGGCATCTGATCTTGCTTCTACCATTGAGGCCAATGCTACTCACCTGAAGGGGGTTGAGGACTTCTTCCCTAATGCAGATGTCAATGAACTGAAGTCTGTCTCCAACAATGCGGTGTCCCATGATGCCCTTCAAGCCATCGTCAAAGGTGGACGGATTGAGGGTGACAAGCTGATCCTTGACAACACCAAGATCAACGATTGGTTGGGTCATGATCAAGCCAACATGGCAGACTTCAATCGGATTGACAACCATGTCCTATCCAATGTCAACAATCCCAAGATGGAAGAGATTGCTTCTGTCCTATCCCGTGAGTACCTTGGTGGTCAGAAGATCATCCTAGCCAAGGGTTCTTCAGACGGCACACTAGGTCAGATGACAATGCTTGAGCGTGGGATGATTGGTATCCGTGTTGGCCAAGGGATGAGTCTGGAAACCCTGATCCACGAGATTGGTCATGCTGTCATTGCCAAGCGTCTAGGTGACCATAGGATGAGTGCTGCTACCCGTGCAGAATTCATCAAGGACATGAAGAGGATTGCTGATTCATTCGATCAATCAACACAGTCCAAGACAGAACTCATGGATCACTACCTGACCCGCTATGGCTCCAAGAGGGACAAAGGGATCGATGGTGCTGTCAATCATGCCCGCCAAGAGGATTCGATCATCGGGAAGGTCTATAAGTCCTTGACTGCCTTATGGAACAAGAAGAGGGGTGATGTGAAGGACCAATCAGAGATCAGTGCTGTGTCCTTCCAACGGTTCATCAAGAAACAGTTTGATGAGCAGAAGGTGAAGATCAGTGATGATACGGCAAAGGCATTGGCCGTTGAGTATGCTGCCTTCAAGAGTACATCCAAGGTATCCGACATTGAATCCAAGTTCTTCTCGGATGCCAAAGAGGTATCCGCTTCTTCACTGAATGATGTGTCTGGTCAACGGTCAATCAATCCTGATGATGTCACCTCCAACATGGCATGGAATCCTGAGACTGGACGGCTATCCAAGGATGACTACTCTGGGACTGCTGTTCAGGCATATGGTGTGGTTGACAAGGGTGAATCCAATATCCAGAAGGCTGAAGCCAATACCGCCAATAGGATCACCAAGGATGCTCTTCACAATGCTCCAGCGAAGGTTGATATCAACAAGATCACCAATCCCATCTTCCGCAAACTCTTCGGGGTCATGACTTCTGATCACTGGAGTGTAAGCTGGCTATCGAACAACATGATGTCCTCTGGATTGATCATGAGGATGTCAAGCAACCCTGTTGTCCGTCAATATGCACAACTGCTGACTGAGGATGCTTCAGGCCTTGGTGGACGAAGGGTGAAGAATGCTGCCATCATGAAGGCCAATCATCAGACCTTCATCCTTGGGAATATTGTTCGTGAGAATGAGATGGCATTCAATCAATGGGCTTCAAGGAATGGGTTTGATATCAAGGATCGTCTATCACTCAAGGTCCGTGAACAATTCAACCGTGAACTGTCTGTTGAGATGAACAATGCGGTACAGGGCAATCCAGTGAATCCGTTGTTCAAGGAGATCATCGATTCCTACTCTGCTCTGTATGATCGTATCAACAAGATTTCAGGTAGACTTCATTCTGGGTTGAAGCTTGATCCAATCAAGACCTATGGGTTCAGGCCACTGAAGATCGATCAGGAAGCACTCAAGGGACTGAATGAAGCCCAACGATCAACAGTCAAGGGTATCATCGTCGACCACTTGGTATCCAAAGGGATTGGACCTGAACATGCCTCCAAGGTGGCTGAAGGGTTCTTGAGTGGTGGGGTTGACGTTGAGTCAATCGATCCTTCAACGCGGTTTGTCTCCAGTGACTTCGATCCAGAGACATGGGCAATTGATGGAAGCTATCGGTCTACCAAGGCTCAAGAGAAGTTCGACAAGCACCAGATCACGGCAAACATGTTCAGCAACCTTGATGTGACAATGAGGATCGATGACACCCTGTCACTGGGTGATGTGCTGGACAACAATCACCTATCCATGGCACGCCAATATGCAGAACGGATGAGCGGCCTAGCTGGGTTGAATGATGTTGGTATTGTTCACCCGAAGCTTCTTGATGCGTACATTGAGGCTGCTCATAGGGGTACAGGTGAGTACAAGGCACTTCCACGTGAACTGAAGGCAATGGAACAGGTCAAGGCAGAGATCGTGGGTAAGCGCCCTGGCTTTGCAGATGACATCCCATTCCTGAACAACCTCGGAACCTTCATGAGTTCTGTTCAATTGGGTGGAGCTTCATTCAGCCAAGCAGCAGAGATGGCCAACATCACTTCACACTATGGGGTTGATGCAGCCTTCAAGATGTACCCTGAAGTCAAAGGGATGGTTGATGATATCCGTTCAATCCACAAGGGCGGGAAGCTGAAGTCCGATGGCCTACTCAAGGGATTGGAAGAAGAGAGTGGTGTTCTTCATGGTGTTGATGGGTACACCAACTCAACCTTCTTTGACCAAGCAGGTGTCAATGGGGACCAAGCACTGTCCTATACCAGTCAGATGGAATCTCTTGCTCGCGGTGCTGCCTATGTCAATATGAAGATCAATGGTATGCGTCTACTAGGGGCTACTCAATCCAGATTGACTGCAAACCTGATCAGTGACTATGCATTGACTGCTGCTGTCAAGGGTGGTCTGGATGCGAAGAAGATGGCTTCACTCAAGGATGCTGGGTTTGATGAAGGGTTGCTGAATAGGATCAAGAATGAAGCCAAGTACACCATCGAGGGTGATACTATCAAGATGGATTGGTCTTCATTGTCCAAGCAGACCCTAGAGGACTTCAACGTTGCCGTCACACGTGGTACCAAGCAGGTCATCCAAGGTGACCTTGTAGGTGAGCGTGGAGCATGGGTTCATAGTTCACTATGGCGTGCTGCTATGCTGTACAGAAGGTTCCCTATTGTTGCCATTGAGAAACAGATGATCCGTCAAGGTGAACGTGGGAATGTGTTCTTGGCTGCTGCTCTAGCACAATCCTTCGCCCTTGGTAGTGTGTTCTATGCCTCAAGGGTCTACCTGAACTCCATTGGTCGTGATGATGCCGAAGAGTACCGTAAGAAGCTTCTTGATCCAGAGACCTTCCCGTTGATGGTCATGAACTACATGGGCCAATTGGGTATGCTTCCTGACATCTTTGGGACAGCGAAGGATGCATTATGGGGTGATGAGTATGGTCGTAGTGGACTTGTAGGGAACTCATTCGCACCTGGTGTTGGGTTTGCCAATGATGCCTTCAAGGCCCTTCAGCTACCCAAGATGATGCTTGAGGGTGACACTGAGAAGGCCATGAAGACTGCTAGGAGAATCCTTCCACTTGGCAAGGTACCTGGGATTGTCCAAGGATTGAACTTCATCCAAGGTACACTTGACAACAGTGACGATTGATAGTACTCATTCTTCATAAGTACCCTATTGGGTGGGTCAATGATGATCCACCCACTTCCCTCGCAAGGAGAATTGAATGTCTTTTGACTACACCACCACTTGGCGGGCTATTGTGGGAGATGAAGGCGCGTTCATCGACCACATCAAGTCCACCATGACTGCTGTTCTGGATTGGAGAGCATCCAAGACTGGTCAGTCATACACGGCTGAACGGAATGAGGTTGCCTCACTCCCCACTTCAGTCACTCAACTGCTATCATGGATCACTGAGAAGCACAAGGCACGGGTCAATGGACTTGTGATTGGCAAACTCTGGGGTTCGCCTGAGTTCCCCCTGTACAATGTCCTTCATCGCTATCCTGCTGTGGGTGACCGTACTCCAGTGAATCTTGTTGGTAGTGATATTGAACTATGGGTTCTTGATGGGGCTGCGGACATTGGATGGGTGAAACGTCCTATCCGTTCCATGTTCAATGGTTCATTGTCCACCAAGGCCTTCCGTGGTGCTCCAGTGATGATCCTATGTCGGTCAAAGCACTACACTCCCATGCGTGGTTTGAATGAGAATGAGACCATCGAGAATACGGCCAATCTGATCAAGACACTGGTCCTCGAGTATTGTGCCTATGGTGCTATTGGAGATGAAGAACTTCAGGCACTGGATACTGCTTCCTTTGTGAATCCTGTTGGTCAAACACCACCTAGCTTCCTTGATGCATACGTCAAGCAGAGTGTGTTCAGTGAATTCAAGACTGAAGCCGAGAATGGGATATCCAACATTCAACATGCAGTGACTTCATTGTCTGGTGATGTTGAAGCCATCAGGAGTTCTACTTCTGGACTTGATGTTCTGAAGAATCAGGTTGCCGTCAACAATCAAGGTATCTTCACTCTCACAACTCAAGTCGAATACAACAGCAACCAGATTGCTTCACTTGAGAACAAGGATATTGAGACCGAGAAGTCCATCACTCGTCTGAAGGCTGATGTTGAAGGTTCAAAGCTTATCACTGACTCAATCCGCAATGAGTTCTCTGGTATCCGTAGTGAACAGACTGATATCAAACGGGGGATTCGGGAACTGAAGGATTCTCACCTGAACCCTGATGACTTTGTGACGAAGACATCCTTCTGGAGTACTGTTGAACAGATGCCTACTACTCAAGGCATGCGTCAAGAGATTCGACAGGCAATGAATGATGTTGAGACTGAGGTGGGTGAGAATCACTACACCAAGGCTGAAGCTGATCGCAAGTTTGCTACTCAACAGATCATTGATACTAAGGTCACTGAAGCTACTTCTGGTCTAGCTTCCATTGCCGTTGTTGATACAAAGGTTCGTGCTGCTGTTCAGTCTGTCAATGAGGGTGTTGAATCTGCCTATGTCAAGAAGACCGAAGTAGCTGAACTGAAGAAGCTCCAAGAGCAACTGGGCAAGGTTGACGCATCGTCCTTCGCTACTAGGACTCAACTGGCTCAACAGCAACAGACTATTGAAGGCTGGAGCAATCAACGGTTTGAGCTGAAGGGTGTAGCCGCTAACCTGATTGGCGAAGCCCGTCGTGGTATCACTGCTGAAACTGACTCCAAGGTGTCTGGTCTATCAGGTCGGATCAATGCAGCTGTCAAGGAGACCGATGAACTACGGAAGTCCACTAGACAGAACCTAGACGCACTGTCTGGTACCGTGTCTGCAATGGATACACGGTTGACTGGTGGTATTGACAACCTTCGTTCAGAGACAGACACCAAGATTAACAATCGGATGCCAAAGCTATCTGCTTCAGACGGTATGCTGATGGTGGCCGACAATGGTGTCAATGAGAAGTGGAAGGCCAGTCACTACTCCCTGAGTGTTGACAACCTGATCCGTGAACGTGATGAAGGGTTCATCCTCAACGGTACAGGTCGGATGGCCGATGGGACTGCACGTGGTGGATTTGTCTATTCATCAATTGCATTCAACGGGTCTAGTGGTAGCTTCAGTGTTGCGGGGAATCAGACTTCCGAACGCAACATCTTCTTCACTGATCGAATCAGGCTGAAGGAGAAGGTCTTCAAGGTGTCCATGGATGTTAGACAGACACGTGTTGGGACTTCCAAGTTCCGTCTGAACATCAGGTGGTTCACACAATCAGGTGTTGAGATGAGCAACTACCTGCGCAAAGAGCAATCCGTGTATGTCGGTCCAAGTACGATCAGTGAGTGGGTGATTGCCCCTTCTGATGCGGCCTTCTGTGAAGTCGGTATCGTCAACAGCATAGGTGCTCCTGTTCAACTGTTCACCAACATCAAGGTCCAGTTCGCCCAAGACATTCCAGAAGAGATTCTCTGGCAGTTTGTCCTTGGTGAACAATACCGCCATCCGAAGTTTGCAGAGACTCCTATCTGGATCAATTGCTACATCCTAAGTCAGAACACCATCAACGTCCAAGGGATCGTTAACCGTGCTGAGCTTGTTCCTGTTGGTACTCTATTCATAGGTACATCAGCACTACCCACACCCCTGTCAGTTCCATACTTCAATCTTGAGTCTGCATACGGTGGTCTGAATCTGGTTCAAGACGGACAAAATGGTCTGAAGCTGGAAGCACGGTTCAATTCAGTCCCACCACAAGGTCTTCGAATGGGAACAAGCTTCAAGTCACTTAGTGACATCCGTCACTACCCGTTCAATCAATACACGCAAGGTAATCCTGCAAAACAGCCTATGGTTGGTCTTAACAACAACGGTACTACTGGATACAACGTCTGAAGGAGATATCCATGAACATCACCACCAAACAACTCGTCACCCGTCGGGATGAGAACGCCAAGTCCGATAAGCCCCTACTGTACTTCTATGGTGAATTCATCACCAGTGCTGATCACCCTGACTACTCCAATGATCGTTGCTACTGCGACTTCATTGCTGGTACACAGGACATCATGGTCAAACCCGATTGGACCAATTGGCAATACGAGAATCCGTACATTGAATGGAAGGTATGGCCGTGTCAGGTTGGGATTGGTGAAGGCCGCCTGATCGTTGATGTGCTATACGACTTCGAGAAGCCACCCGTCAGGGTTCTCCCTGCTCTGCTGGAAGAGGGTGAAGACATTGAGATGCTGTGGACGTGGTAAGACTTGACTGAAACGAGGGTGGTGAGATCATCCTCATCACCTTCACTGGAGAACAACATGAAGACTTCTGGACCTACTCTTGATGACATCCTAGGTGAACCCCTAGGGCCTGCCATTGACCGAACCATTGCTCAACAGAACCTTCTATCCCTTGATGACGGTCAAGATGACATCACCCTTCTCAAGACGGCCAAGAGTCTTCTTCTCCGTACTATTGTCAAACAATTGCAAGAAGAGACTGCTACCCCTATGGTCATGAGTGTCCTTCGTGGAATGCTTCAGGACAATGCAGAGGCTATGGCTTTGGCCGATGATACTGAAGCGGAGAAGGAAGCCATGGAAGAGGTATTGCGTCGTCGTCGTGAGGATATGGCACGATGAGCAAGAGAGAATCCGCTACCCTTGCACTGAAGAGACTTGACAAGCTTCGATACCTTCAGGAGCTTCACTCTGACTGGCTATCCTTCTTGGAACAGGTGATGTACATTGAAGGTTTCAAGATGGCTGCAATCCAGAGGGAGATTGCCCTCTTCATGGCTGATGATGAGAACAAGAAGACAGTCATCCATGCTCAACGGAGTCAGGCCAAGAGTACCATTGCCCGTGGGTATGCATTGTACTCATTGATCCACAATCCACGGTTGAGGGTTGTCCTGTTCACTGGTGAGTCATCACTGGCTAGGAAGTTCTCCAAGGCCATGATTGACCTGTTCTACTCAATGCCCGAACTATCCTTCATGCTCCCTGACAAGAGAGCAGGAGACCGTGATAGTGTTGAAGCCTTCGACATCCATCACAGCCTTCGTGGTCTCGATCCCCACCCATCCATTGCAGCCAAGTCCCTGATGAGTGGGATTCAAGGGATGCGTGGCGACATCATCCTTGCTGATGACGTTGAGACCTATTCCAATTCAATGTCTTCAGTGTTGCGTGAAGACCTGATCCAGCGGTTTCGTGACCTTCCTTCAATCTGTACCAATGGGCGGATCATTGTCCTAGGAACCCATCAGACGACTGAATCGATCTACAAGCAACTCCCTGATATGGGATTCAAGCAACGGTTCTGGCCTGGTCGTGTTCCTACTGTTGATCAGCGTCCTTGGTATGGCGAGAACCTTGCACCTTCCATTGAAGCCTTGTATGAAGATCCCGTGAACCGCACTGGTCATGGTATGGATGGTCAACAAGGTATCCCTACGTGCCCTGAGTACCTTGGCGAAGAAGTCTTGGTTGGCAAGGAACAGGTTCAAGGTGGTCCATTCTTCCAACTGCAACACATGCTCAACCCAACTCTGTCTGATGCTTCAAGGAAGCCACTCCGTACAGAGATGATCAAGGTAGTATCACTACCCCATGTGAATACCCTACCTGTCGTCCTTCATACTGTGGGTGAAGAGAAGATCGGTGAGTATGGATTCACTCGTGTCCGTGTTGATCCTTCAGAGTACCAAGAGAAGCCCTATGTCATTGCTACCATTGACCCTGCTTTGGGTGGTGTCAAGAGTGGTGACCGTACAGGATATGTCGTCCTTGGTGTTGTCTCTGGCTATGCGTACATCCTTGATGCTGGATCATGGAAGGGCGGATACTCTGAAGAACTCATGACGCAATGGGCTTCTACGTTGTCCAAGTATCGTCCTTCATTGATCATCATGGAATCGAACGCTGGCAATGGAATCATCACCCAAACCTTCAGACCAATCCTTCAATACTATGCACAGCAGAATGGGTGGCAAGTGGGATTGGATGATGTCCGTGAGAGTGGACAGAAGGAAGTCCGTGGGATCAATCGTCTGGTTCCTGTCATGGGACGTGGATCATTGGTCGTCACTGAGGATGCCATCAAGTCTCATGAAGCCTCATTGGCTGATGTTGAACCAAAGCTCCGTGAATCCTTCTCTCTCTGGTATCAAATCAACAACGTCACCTATCAACGCAATTCCCTACTCCATGATGATACCTTTGACTCATTGAGTTTGGCCATTGAGCGGGTTAGGGGTCGCTTACAACAAATCATCAAATCTGATGAGGCGAAGGACAAGGCCACACTTGAGTTCCTCAACTCAATGCACACCAATGGTAGGTCCAGTTCCATCGCTCATCGCAATCGCAGGAGGTCATTGCTATGACTGTCAATACTATCCACGAAGTACCACCCTAACCCATACAGAGGTCAACAATGGATCGCAACCTACAAGCGAAGCTGATCGCTGCCGCCACGTCACTATCGGTCTCTGGAATTGCTAATCTCATTCAGTATGAAGGATGGTCTGAAGTAGTCTACAAGGATGCAGTCGGTCTTCCTACTGTCTGTGTTGGTCATATGGACCCACAATTGGTTGTTGGATCAAGGTATACCAGCAAGCAGTGCGAAGCCCTTCTCATCAAGGACGTGAAGATCATATCAGCAGCTATTGATCGCCATGTCAAGGTCCCACTGAATATGGAGATGCGAGGGGCTCTAGTCTCTCTCGTCTTCAACATCGGTGAAGGGAACTTCGCATCATCAACCCTTCTTCGGAAGCTCAATGGTGGAGACTACGTTGGTGCCGCCAATGAGTTCACGAGGTGGGTCTATGGCGGTCAAGGAGCCAAGAAGAGGGTCATCCAAGGTCTTCTTCACAGACGGAAGATGGAGCGTGCAACCTTCCTCCGTGGACTTGAACTGTTGCACGGACCAATTCAGCCACATTAACCATTCTATACCTGTTCTGGAGGAATCAACCATGAACTTCCAAGATGTACCTTCTGACCTGTACAAGCCACAAACCATCCATGTTGTTCACCAATCTTCTTCACGAGTCCTAAGATTCCTTGTTGACCTATTGCTCCTGCTGTCATTGGCGGCTTCTGCTTATTGGTTTCCATGGGGGAGGGTATACGATGAACTGACGTATGAGAGGTACCTGCTTCAAGGTACAGGTGTTGTATCAGGAGAGAATGTTGTTTCTGTTCAGGATAGGGGTGTGGGTGGTGATTGTGACTTCAGGAAGATGGGGAAACCTGATCACCTGAAGAAGTGCTACAGCAAACGGGCATAAGTACAGGTGTCATGTTTGTTCCTTTTGGGGTGGTGGCCTAAAGGCCATCACCCCGTTTTCGTTTGGATGTCTAGAAGTGATTAGGGCCACCGTGGATATTCTCCATAGTGGCCCTTTGTCGTTTCTACTGGATTAGTTCTTCGGTTTACCCACAAGTCCATTGCTTAGGTTAGTGACCCATACTTGAGTCTCCGTACCATCTTCAAGGAACCTAACCGTGATTCTTGCTCCTTCACGTGATACTACTTCAACTGGTCCATTGGTCGTCTGGTGGATAGTACCCTCAGCCATAGACTTACGTGGCGTCTTCTTCCGTGGCTGTGAAGAGTTCATTGATCGAGTGATGAAGACACAGGCTTCTGGACTGTAAGTGTTCATTCCCTTAAGGTCCTTGTCAATCGCATAGCCGTCGTTGTCCTTCCATAGGTCATAACCTTCAACAAGATGAATGGATTCACGGAATCCCTCAAGTGTTCCCCACCGTGGATCAAGCTTGACGTTCTTATAGGATTCGATGTTCTTCAGACGATGGATGATTGCATTGTACAAAAGGTTGGTACGTTGCTTCAGGGATTTGGTCGGCTTCTTGACAAGGGATTTCTCTGAGACGACATTGAGGCGGATTGACTGAACAGAAACGTCCTTGGTGACATTGTTGTGAGGGAAGTGAACAGTGAACCGTTTTGTTGATGGGTTGTATGCGGTCACTGTGTATTGGTGGCCATTGTGGTTAGTGCGGGTTTGGTTAATGAACTGAGTCACGGGTAGCTTGGTCATGATGGTTCCTTCTTGAATTTGGATTAGTGGATAGTACGTGGTGTACTATACTATACTTATGGATGAATTTTTGACGGGTTATTCAATTGGCTGAAACAGGTGGCCTTGGCCAGTTCATCAGGAGTTCAATAGCTTCCTTGAGTGGCTTCTGTGGGAATAGGATCATGTCTTCCATGGGGTACTCCTTTGATGATTTGGATTGATGAGGCGTCATAGTGTACTTATGATAATCGTACAGGGTCAGTCTTCAGTCCTCAAGTTCTCGAATCTTGGTCCAGAAGGTTTCTTAGGTGGGGTAGTGTGAAGTGGGTCTTGTGGTTTGGGTTGATGGATATTCACTGTCACCCTTTGGGTATTGTTGATGGTTATTGCCAATTCATTGTCGGTGAGGGCGATGTCGATTGAAGTCATGATTGGTGCTCCTTTGTTGAATGGAATGTGGTGCATGTTGGAAGTCAAGTCATCGAACCCTCGAAACCGAATACTACAGTAGTGGTGGGGTTCCTCAACGGTGCTCTGGGGGGCTGGGGCCCTCAAGGCCCCTGCCCCTCCCCCATCAGATTGATTCAATTCATTGTTCAAGCAAACCATACTGGGTTCATTCCTCGTTGAATCTTCATCAAGTCCTGGTTCTTCAGGAATAGCCATGGATCATCATTCACACCTTCTTCGTTCCATAGTTCCTTCAGTCCAACAATGGCTTCTTCAACCTTCACTGGAACCCACTGCATTGCATATTGGCTGATGGACATTCCTTTGGATACAACAGGATTCATTGAAGCTTCCACAACTGCCTTCTTGAAGGTGGCTTGAATCTCATTGAACTTCTCTTCAACCTGATCCATCAGTTCAACCTTGTCCTCTTCACTCATGCGAACCTTGCCAGCCTTGATGGCTTCCTTCTTCGCACTCTTGTAAGCCTCAAGGGATTCCATGGCTTCATCAAAGTTAAACTCATTAACGACTTCGGCCCGAATACGATTCATGGTCTGTTCGACTTGATCCTTGATAGCTTCACGGCAGATGAAGGAATCGTGAACTGGTAGGATGACTTCATCGTTCATCATGGCCCATTGAATCATCTTCATGGCAATCAGACCCTCAACACGCATGGAGACTAGACCGAACTGTTTGCCCTTGATTGTCTTCATGAATGGGAAGGTCTTCTCGATGGCATTGATGACGCCATGTGTCTTCTCAACAGTCCACTTCTCGCACCACTGAAGGTTGGATGAAGGATTGGATGAATTGGTGTAGCGCATGATAGCCTTCTTGACATCATCACGTGAAACACCTTCAGCGGTGACATTCTTCAAAATACGAGTGTAGGCATCAGCCACAGTGGTTCCTTCTTTCCAGAGTGACAGGATGTTCATATGGGAAGATGAGAAGTCTACATCAGCCGTGGGTTCATGATCAATCCTGATACCTTCACGCTTCTCTTGAGACATGTTCTGGTATGAAGAATACACCCGACCATTCAGGTCGGTATCATGCTTGAAGATCATCGTCATGGGTTCAGCAAGGAAGTTCACCCGATCCATCCAGATTTGATTGTAGTGATTCAGGATGTTGGTTTCTTTGGTTGAGATTGGATGTTCAACCTTCATCACGTCGCGGACAATGGTTGATTGGTGGTTCTTCAGCTTCTCTTGGTTAACGATTGTCCAATCAAAGGCAGAATGAAGTTCAGGACCAGCTTGATACAGGGACAGACAAGCACGATCATGTTTGGCAAGGGATTGTCCACGTGAGTATTGAACAACAAACCCTAGGGACTTCATGGAGTTCATGATCTTGTGACGCTTGAAGTGGGTTAGCTTCTTCCACTCTGGTGAAGAATGAAGTTCATGATGAGTGAAGTTGTTGTCAACACTGAAGGCAAGAAGGTTGTTCCCATTGTCCCGCGATTGAATCAGGTTGGATAGGAAGGTTCCAATGAAGGTAGTGTAGACCTTAAGGATAGTTTCATCTTTTGGTTGACGGATTGAAGCAGACTCAAGAATGGACTTGACGGTTTCCTTCTTCAGATTGAAGTTCAGGCTATACGTGAAGTATGAAGCCTGTTCCATGTCCATGGTTGAAGTGTAGCGTGAAGTCATGTTTGAATCCAAAGGTTGAAATTGAATCAATCTGATGGGGGAGGGGCAGGGGCCTTGAGGGCCCCAGCCCCCCAGAGCACCGTTGAGGAACCCCACCACTACTGTAGTATTCGGTTTCGGTGAATTGAATAGGGCCAACGAAGGCCCTTGGAAGATTGATTGGTCTGAATGATACTATGAACGCATGAGGCTGTCAAGTGGTTGACATCATGGTCTGGTGAAGTCATTGTTGATGACCGCTATCCACCAATACGTCTTCTCCTTCCCATCATCAAACCTCAAGGTCCACTTGCCCTTCTCACTGGCCACTAATGTGACTGGACCGTGAATGGTATCGAAGGTCTTCCCTTCCTTCATGAAGCCATTCTTCTTGTTGAATACTTCGATCTGATCATTGTATGAACGAGGAATCCATTTGCAGTTCTCCTTGCAATACGATGGTGGGACGCCACGTTCAGTAGCAAGGATGTCACTATTCAGGAGTACCTTGTTGGCTGGGTCTTTGCAGGTGTATAGCAATTCAGCACCAGGGATTTCAAGCACGTCCTTCATGAAGGTGCTGAAGTTCATCCAGACAGGATCAATTGCCCTACCGTTGCACTTGTTCCATGGGTTCTTCTTGCCGTGCTTGATGGGGTTAGACCTTTGCATCATGGCATACCACTTGCTGTATAGTATCTTTCGCAATGGATGTTTCTCCAATGAAGGATCGTGGCCAAGACACCCACCACGATGTGCCGAAACCTGTGAAGGATCCTTGACAGTCCCCTTGGAGATTGATTCGACGCTTACCTCCTTCACGAACCCTGTGTTGATGAACTTCACTTGTCTGCGGTCTGGTCTACCTTCAACAAGACCAATGATCTTCAGTAGGCCGTGTTGAGTGGATTCATGAATTGTTCCAACGTCGAATGAATGTTGTGTCTGCTGCATGTGAACTCCTGAATGGATGAAGTGTCAATAGTGAGGTGGGTGGTATCAAGGAGAGTTGGGATGTCAACTCAAAAATCAGACCCCCTTATTATACTTATACAAACTGTATAGGTCTGAATGGGTGTTTTGGTGCAAAATTCACAAATTCTTCACAATTCGAGAGTGGGTGGACTTGAAGTTTCACTTGAGTTTCAAGACAACCACCGAAACCGAATACTACAGTAGTGGTGGGGTTCCTCAACGGTGCTCTGGGGGGCTGGGGCCCTCAAGGCCCCTGCCCCTCCCCCATCAGATTGATTTGTTTTTGGTCCTACATCCCTATGTCCATTCAACAGAGGAGCCCTATCATGACCTCCATTGAAACCAAAGTTCTATCCTTCATCAACCAGCACTATCCATCCATCAAGGTCTCGTGTCCGTATTCACGTGACGACGAGATTTCCCTTGAATTCAATTCCATTGACGAGATCAACGATCTTGATGATCTTGTTGTGGCTATTCATCAAGGACTTGGTCTTGAAGGCTTCAGGATCGCAGACCTATCCAATGGACCAAAAGGAGGTGTCTACTATTGGAGTGATGAAGAATGATTGTGGGGATTGACTATTCCTTGACGTCACCTGCAGTCGCCATCCTTGGTTCCGACGGTCCCGTCCTCTTCACCAAAGCCTTCAATCATCAACCTGTTCACCCAAGTCACACCCACAGGACCATATGGCTTGCCAAGGAGATCACGGCATCAATCCTGAACTTCCCATGCCCACACTCAAGACCTTCAACGGTGTTTGTTGAAGACTATGCCTTCACAGCCAATGGGAAGATCACATCCATTGCTGAAGGCTGTGGACTCTTGAAGGCGTACTTGGTATCCAATGGACTTGATATCACCCCTGTCTCAATCTCATCATGGAAGAAGGTCTTGACGGGGAATGGTCGTGCAGACAAACCCCTGATCACTCAAGTCGTCAATGAGAAGTTTGGTCTTCAACTGACAGGGAAGAGGGGTGATCAGGACATTGCAGATGCCATTGGAGTGGCCTATTGGGGGTTTGTTCGGGCCAATCAACCATCATGAGGACCATGGGATACGTCCCACAAAAGTGATGAATTTGAGCCTATGTTTTAAGGGGTTTTGTGAGTGGTCTGACGAGTTTCCCTTTGAAATGGGGTCACCATACCACCAAACATGCAATAGAATCACGGAAATCATAGATTGGCTATCCATGCGGGTCTTCAGGTGGTCAAGTCAACTTCACTCAACCAAAGATTCCAAAAAGTGTAACTGGGATTGTTACAACTCAACAAGAGACTTCTTCAGCCATGTTCAACCAGGAACCACCAGATCCTTCAACCTTCAATGAGATCAAGACCCAAACCCTGTATGAGATCATCATTGTCGCCTTGGCATTCAGTCATGGGTTCATG